GTGCCACCTCCGTCTTGCGACCCGGGTACTGAACGATGTTCGCGAGCCACTTGAACACATATCCAGCCTGATCACCGAAAAGAGCCTCGACGTGATCTATGAACATGGCGGCCGAACCGGACGTCTCCGTGATCTTCTGAGCCGCAAAGCCCTGCCATGTGTTGAAGACGTCCTTTGGACACGACGTGGGTGGGGGGAGAAAGTCGATATTCTCGTAGGTGCGCATGGTAGGGTCTTTGAGCCAACGCTTGACGAAGGGCTCATCCTTCAGGAGTTTGTTTTCATTCATCTGAAAAAGGATAGCCCGATTCATGAGTTGAATTCCACCCTGTGTGAGACGCACGAATCCAAAGGGGTTCATGATTTTCAAGTGAGTCTTTTCAAATTCAATCTTTTCACGTTCATAGTTTGTGGCATCTGGGTTCTTGATGACCCATACGAGCGAATCACCGTCCTGGGCCTGGACACAGACGTCGAGCCAAGAGGAGTCACCGATGAGCGTCGCGCCCCGGAAACTCAACACATTCGATGGAGCTTTATTGAATACCGTACCATCGGTTATTTTACGAAGCTGAATAACATAGTCATCGAGCTGTGTTCCGGTCACGACGAAGCGAAAGTGCGTGAACCATACAGCCCCCTCCTGGAAGGTGGACACGATTCCATGAATGCGTAGTCTCGGGTAGTTCTGGGAGTTTACGATCATTTCGAGATCATTTTCACATTCGCACCTGCGCTGAAGGATTTCAACCTCCGTGAGCCTGGTGGCCGACTTGATTTGGTATTCAAAAAAGGGCTTCTTACCGTTACGGGAAACAAGCACCTCGCATGCATATGGGTTCGACTGGAGAAACTCCTCAACCTCCGCCTGGGTGTTGAGTTGGACGGGAGTCTTGGAGTTTGGGGTCGGACACATGAACACGGGAGCCATCCTATCATGGCCTGGGATTTTTTCCGAGGAGACTCGTCTCGTCTCCTGAGGAAACTCAAGTGGTCGCCATCTTCCTGAAGGCGTACCGCTCGGCATGACTTGTTAAAATTTCAGCCTTGTTTTCCTCATAATATCGGGCCGACTGATCACGGGTCTCTTCCCGGTGCGTCTCACGGTACTTTGCCCGGGCCCTGCGATTGCTTTCAGCTTTGCGCTGCTTGGCCTCTTCGAGCTTCTGCTGCTGCTCGTCCCAAAAGGCGAAGATGCGTTCGATGGGGGTGCCTTTATATGTCTCCATACCTGATTTATGTGAGGAAAATAACTTTAAGTGTTTACTGCGCCGTGACGACCGGGGCCTCCACGACGGGCTCAGCCTCTGGGACGACCGGGGCCTCCACGACGACCTCAGCCTCTGGGACGACCTCAGCCTCTGGGACGGGCTCAGCCTCTGGGACGGGCTCAGCCTCTGGGACGGGCTCAGACTCCACGACGGGCTCAGACTCCACGACGGGCTCAGACTCCACGACGGGCTCAGCCTCGGGGACGACCTCAGCCTCTGGGACGACCTCAGCCTCCACACCCGGCTCAACGACAGGAACCTCCTGAACCTCCTCAACGACAGGAACGACGGGCTCAACGACCGGAACGACGACCTCAACCTCGGGGACGGGCTCAGACTCCACGACCGGCTCAACGACAGGAACCTCCTGAACCTCCTCAACGACTGGAACGACGGGCTCGACCTCCGCGTGAGTCAAGAGACTGGAGAGACGCGAGCCAGTGACGGGCACAACGGGAACGCTAGTTCCTGGAGCCGGGGGCCAGGGGACCGAGTTCGCAGAACTCGTGACCTGCTCGTCCGTGACCTCGTCCGGCAGGTCGCGCAGGGCCTGCCTGTAGGCGAACCAGGCGTCCTTCTTGTCTTGGCTGAGGTGAGCGTCAGACAAAGCGACCCAATCGCTCTGGGCGAGTCTCGCGTTGCGATCGGTTCTGAGTTGGGTCCATGCGGTGGCGGTTTTGGCCTGGACTTTTGAGGGGTCTTCGACGAGGGTCACTACGCCTGTTTCGGGGTCACGGACGGCCCGGTCTGCAAGGACGTCGAAATCGAAAGGACACTCGGTGTCGTCTGGGGCCCACTTGGGACCGCCGTTGGTGTTGTACTTAAGGGTGACCTCGAGAGACTCTGGGTCGACGCGGGCGAAGGTGGTACGCGCCATCTACTAAAGGGCAAGAGGTTTTTAGTAGAGCTCGGCATCGGCGAAGTACTGGTATCTGTAACCAGTGCCAACCGTCAAACCACCGCCAAAACCTGAATAATAAGTAATACTATTCTGTCCAGACTGATATCCGGTCACAGAGCCGGTCGTATCCAATCCTCCGTTAGAGGCGGTAGCCTTACCAAGTGTCCCGCTCGTTGAGTAAATATTGGACGTGGGAGCTGTGCGCATAGGCACCTTGAATATGAAACCACCGAGCTGGTCGGTGTTCTGCCCGGAAACGGTTATAGCACCGACTACTGTATTAGTTCCAAGATTGGTTCCGATGTCATAAGACTTCTGGTAGTACCTCTGACACAGCGCCAACTCCTGAGCGAACGGGCGAAACTCGAAACCCGTAGCCACGGTACCTTTCTCGAGCTGGACGCCTGTTGCTTCCACGTAATTGCCCGCCTGTGCGGTCCAGTAGGTGCACACGGCTGCGAAAGGCTGATTGACGGCATTCCATGCGTTGACAGTGACACCCACCGAGCCGCTGATGTGCGCTATATCCAGCAAAAGTGCCTGTGCCGTTGTCTGGGCGAAATTCACTCCGTTTGGTGGAGGAGGAACGGTGGCCGTGACGTATTGCCACGTCCCTGGACCTGTCGTAGTGAAAGTTGTGACGTATGAATTGGCAGTCGGCTGGTTGCGAACGGCTATGGGCATGACCGAACCCGTCGCCAAATTGCTACGGAACCAGAAGCTGACCGTGACCGGGGAGCCGAAAGAGGTGCCCCAATTCAAGTCGGCCACGTGGTAACCTTCAATAACTTGTGATATCGCATTTTGATCAACCGTTGTCACACCACCCTGTGTACCTACGGCCATGGTCACTCTCTGAGAGTACCTGAACCCGTACTGATATGGGGTATCTGAAGCGGATAGAGTTTGTTGCGTCATTGTCTGAATTCCACCCGTACTACCGAGATAACCTCGAAATCTGTCTACGGTGTACTGTAACGAGTTGGTTACAGTGAAACTCGTCCCCCTCTGCGCGATCCGCATGTCGCCGTTGATGATCCGATTCCTGAAAGACACCGGGTTTCCACAGGAAACCGTGCCCGAGACGACGAGATCGCCGGCAACCTCCAAGGCGCGCTGCGGGTTGGCGATGCCGACGCCCACCTTGGCATCGGACGTGACGCAGAGGGACTCTTCGAGGCCGTTGAGGGTCCATTCGGCGATGGTGCCCTGAGACCCGCTATTAATCTGATTAACGACGCACCTGTAGTAGTTGTAAGCTTGTGTGGCACCCACCGTGAAAGTCTGAACTTGGCTCGTCGACCACGTGATTCCCGTGCGTTGGTCTACGAGCGTCCAGTTTATACCGTCACGCGACCCGAGAATCCACCATTTGTAAGGTTGGCGATAATTTGCACCAGAATCACACTGGAGAGAATAATTCGATAGTAAAATTGAAACAGGATTTTGAACTTGGAGCCACTCACCTGTATACGAGTTTCCTATAGTGTCAACTGTAGTGACTGAACCTATATAAAGTCCCGGGGTGGAACCGTTATATGTTGATCCCAAGGTACCCCAAATAGTCGAGACCGTTCTATCAAACGCTTGCCATGCTGGCTGATTGGTGAAGTCCCCACTCGCACTCGCCACATACTTACCCTGCCCATAAGTCACCGAGGCGTTCGAAGTTGTATCGAGCAAATAAGAGGACATGGGCGCCGGGGGGTAACTCTGTACGGAGCGCGTCGCACCCAATGAAACTGCGTTGAGCCCGCGGCCCTGGACCTCGAGGGTGGTGCCAACCTGACCGGCGAGGGACTTGAGGAGGAGCAGGGTACTAGAGTCGGTCGTGAAGGGTGCCGAGCCGTCCGCGACGTTGGGAACCGTGTAGCTCGACCCCGTGTAGCGCGCGACGTTGGACACGCGGAGGTCGGCGAGGTTGCCGGAGAGGTTTCCGGTACCTCCCGTGTAATAGGTTCCCAAAACGGGTCCCTGTGAACCTATGTAAAGACTGTAAGAAGGCGTGTAAAACGGATTTGTCGGTGTGGTCGTGGTTCCCGTTCGTGTACCGTTGAGATACATTGAAATGGCGGAACCGGTATTTACTACAGCCACATGGTTCCAACCAATCGATACAGACCCGCCAACAACAAAAGTACCCGTCGTGTTCCAATAAAATTGGGGCTGGCCTGTAGTCTGAATCCAAAAGTAAAAATCGAAAGGGTAAGTTGAAACGGAATAGGAAGGCGCGCGAGTCACTATAGGCTGACTCGCTGAAAAAGTTGCGGTTGGTGTGTAGACCCACCCCTCAATAGTCCACGGGCTGTTCCAAATATTGGAACAGACGACCGAAGACGCCGCGTTGCCGTAATCGATGTACCCGGTGCCGTCGAATCGTATCGAGTCGAGCTGCGGGTACGTGGTCGAGTAGGGGCTGAGCGTGTTACTCGTAACACCTCCGATGGGGGTGGGGACGGCGCCATAGCTCGTGAGCTGACTCGGGAGCGGAGTGACGTCCTGGATGCTTGGGTAGGTTGGCAAGGGGTACTGAGAATCCAAAGACCACGCGACTGTGGCGCCGGCGGGGACGGTTGCAAAGTTCGGGTTCGCAGTGAAGTTGCCGGACGAATAGACGTTGCCGAGGGTCGGGGAACCTGCCGTGCCAAAAACGAGACGGGCCTTGGCGACGGCGAAGTTGGGGGGTGTGTTGTTATTGACTTGCCCGATCGTCAGTGCCGTGCCCGCCGTGACAACAGGGGTTCCGGAAATGGCCGTACCCGCTCCGGATACGAAGGTGCCATTCACCGCGAGCCAGATATTGGTCCCGTTGGACTGGACGACTACGTGAGTCCACTGACCAGTCACCAACGCACCTACAGAACTCACAACACCTTGACCAGCCCCGTTATAGTACCAAAACGCCAATTGACCAGTCGTCGTAGCACCGAAAGCCCAATCCGTACCTGCTCCTGTCGGGGCATAGTGACCAATCGTTAGCGGTATACTAGCCGCGTTATACACGTTGCTATTCGCCAGTGACGCATAATTGACCCAAGCCTCTAAGCAGAACCCGTTGGTCTTCCAGTTTGTGTCATAGGCCGTGTTCACATTAGAGTAATAAGACCCCACCGTCCCCGGCAAGGTCAAGCAAGGTCCATAGGGCGAGGTCGAGGCGCCCGGGAAGTACTGGGAGTTGAGGGACATGAGCAGGGTCGGAGTTCCAGTGAGGTATGACGGTTGCGTAGAGCCGAAAGGAGCGGCTGCCGGTGACGCGAAAGTTGCCGTGGGTACGATACCTCCAGACCATACGCGGACGTCGGCGACGTTGCCGAAGAATGGAATCAGGCCTTCGTATCTCGTGCCTATCCACACATTGGCGGTTGAAGTTATGAACGGCTGCGTCGTCGAAAGGGTCGCGGTGGTCGCACCGACAGTACCATTAACAAAAACACGCACCGTGCCCGCGGTCAAACCAGTTCGTTGGTAAGAGCCTGAAATATGATACCACGTTCCTGCATTGATGGGGGTCGTTGTAGTAACTGCCGTGAATGGCGTAGACGTGTTACTAACAACAAAAGCGACATCTCGTGCTCCTGTGATCTGTAGAGCGATCTCTGCAGTGCTCGTGCCTCTTTGAAGAATATTCATTGTTGACCCGGTCACACTCGGATTCACCCACGCTTCTATAAACAGATTACTCAATGCCAAGTTCGCGAGAGCAACCGAATGACCACCACTTGGCCAACGGACACCCGAATTCGCCGTCCCGGGACAGTACAAAGCCTGTGTGATACTCCCCGTCCCCGTGTTCGCCGTGATGCTCGCCGCATTACTCAAGTAATTCTGGATCAAATTCGTGGTCGTGGTCAGAGGCACGGACCCGGTCACGTACGAAGAGACGTGGAGCGATCCGGTCGGTACGCGGTCGGCCAGGACGTACGCATTACCAGAGGCGTCCGAAGTCACAGT